TACTAAATAATAAAAATACTAAGAATAAAAACACTAAGAATAAAAACACTAAGACCACTCCGTCACCGGAGTTGGTGTCTGAGTTCAAGGAGTGGTATTCAAAATATCCGCACCCACGAAATGAACAACAGACCATGAAGAACTACATCAACACCCGAAAGACCTATTCAGCCGAACAGTTGATGACTGCACTGAATAATTACCTCGCTGAAATAGAGGAACAGCACACAGACAAACGCTATATTAAATATTCCACCAATTTTGTGGGACAAGAGAAAGCGTTTGTTGATTACTTAGACACACCGGCACAGCCGGCTTTGACTGAGGAAACAGATGATAGTTACATCGCCACAATCGAGGCGGAAGACCCTGAGTATGCCGCACGACTCCGAAGGAGGGATAACGATGTATGAACAACAACAAATTCCTGCCAACTATGAGGCGGAGCAGGCAGTCGTTGGTGCATTAATCATTGGTGGCAATGTGGATGAATTAACCACCGAAGTCAACCTAACACCCAATGATTTTTATTTCAGTGATTGCAAATTGGTGTACAAATGCATTTTGTACCTAAACGACAAAAACGACAAAATCGACATAGTGACGGTAGATAGTACATTAAAAACCGCCAAAGAATACAAGGGAATTGAATTTCTGAAGGGTGCGATCAGCAACAACCCAACGAAACATAATTTAATTTACTATGGTAAAATCGTAAAAGAATATGCGAAACGTCGTTGGTACATAGATATGTCAAATAAAATATTGACTATGGCAGGCAATACAACATTGCCAATAGAAAAAATATCCGACAAAGTGGAATATATGCTGGCAACGGAGAGTGATTCTATCAATGTCAATACCGCAGACGATTTGATAATGCAGACGTATGACACCATTGCAAAAGCAAGTGAAAACAAAGGTAGTATTCCGGGACAGGCAACAGGATTTGATAACATAGATTTGAAAATGGGCGGTATAGACGGATTGGCTGTTTTAGGTGCCAGACCGGGTATGGGAAAAACCGCATTTGCGTTAAATGTTGCTGAACATATAGTTTACAACGAATTAAAACCGGTAGTATTTTTTTCGTTGGAAATGGGTGCACAACAGTTAATGCTCCGATTGGTATCATCAATGACACGCATTAAATATTCTGCTTTGCGATATGGGGAATTGGAAGATGATGATTGGACAAAACTCGCCAGTTTCATGAACCAATCAGAAAAAACAAAAAAATTGTTAATCTGTGATGAACCCAAGATGACAGTGCGAAAAATTCGTTCGGTTTGCCGTAGGTTAAAAAAACAATATGGCTCTTTGGGGGCGGTGATTGTTGACTATTTGCAATTAATTGAAATGCCAAACAATAAAAACTGCACAAAGGCACAAGCAGTCGGTGATGTTAGCCGAGAGCTGAAAATCTTAACGAAAGAATTAGGTTGTCCGATAATTGCTCTTTCGCAGCTGAATAGAGCAAATGAGCAACGGTCGGACAAAAGACCGACACTTGCCGATCTTCGTGACAGCGGAGCTATTGAACAGGATGCCGACAGTGTAATGTTCATCCATAACGAAGACGCATATAGAAAAGACAAATCACAACCACCAACAGGCAAAGTTGAGATATTGTTACCGAAATCAAGGTTTTCGCAAACAGGAACAATGTTTTTAAAATTCCAACCGGAATACATGAAATTTTCAAATTGGAATGTGAAAAAAGACCCATTTAATCGTAGTAAAAATTCGGCGGCAGTGTGGGACAAACCGGACGAAAATGATAAAGAAAACGCAAAAACTGGCGAAGCTGAAAAAGAGGAAAAATGACAAAGTGAAAGCTGATGAAATTTCAGAAAAATAACCAGATTTTAATGGTTATAAAATCGAAAAAAAACATAATTGATTTTATAATCAAAAAAACGGCTTAGGACATCAGATTTTAAGCCGTTTCTACGAAAATATAATCACTATTTTTATTTGAATATTAGCCATAGAATAAAAGATAAAAAAATCGAATCAAAATTTATTGCGAAGAAAGGAGTAGCAAAAATGAAGTTCAGAACATTCAAATATAACATCATTAGGGCAATCAAAGTTATAAATCATGCTGTCAATGCAGAAACAATGAAGATGTTGGGCGGTATTCTGATAGATGCCAATGCACCGAATATGGTGGAATTGACAGCATATTCAAATGACATAAAAATCAAATATTATGTTCGTGCAGACGTTGAGCAGAAAGGGACGGTTGTATGTAACCCAAAGTATTTGATGAACATTTCAAAAGGTGAAAATATGGAGGTTATAATATCAACCGACAAAGACAATGTCATTGAAATGAAAATCGGAACATACAAGCAGAAATGGCAAGGAACAGTTGCGGAAAATTATCCGAAAATATCAATGCCGGAATGCAATAATGAATTGATGTTAGAACAGGAACGGTTTAGAGAAATTTTAACTAAAACTGTGCCGTTTGCAGCACCGACAGTCGGATACAGACCGCAGTATAACGGCGTGTTATTTGACATAAAAAACGAAACATTACACAATGTTTCAACTGACGGAAAACGAATGGCACATATAACTACACCTGTTGGCACATATGAAAATATGTCGTTTGTAATAACGCTTCCTGCGGCAAAGGAACTGTGTCGTATTGAAAGTGAAAATCCGCTGTTGCGTATTATTGTTGATAATACAAATATGCGGTTGTTGTTAGATTACAGTGAATTTATAGTTGTCGCCAGTACATTTAATGAAAATGGTTATGTCAAATATGACAATATGATGAATCGTGAATCGGATATAACTGCAACGGTAAAACGTGCAGAGTTTATGCAGATGATTGAACGCGGTAAATTCGTTTCGGAACAGGGCAAAACAAAAGTTCCGGTAACGTTGGAATTGAAAGATGATGTTTTGAAATGCAATGGCAGAAATCTTCGCTGCCAGCTAAAAGATGAAATAGATGCCGATATAGCCGGCAATATTAAAATCGGTTTCAATGCTGATTTTTTAATGGATATGATAAAAACAATACGGTCCGACAATGTTGTTTTGGAATTGAAATCACAGAAAGACGCATTGATAATAAAAGACGGTGATACAGAATTATTGTTGTTGCCGGTGATAGTGTGAAAGGGGACAGTAAAATGCGAAAACGATATTGTAGTATGTGTGGTCGTTTGATGGACGAACACATTGACGAAAACACAGGAAAACCGTTCGATATTCAGTTATGTTCCGGTGTATGTATAGGTGCTGCATGGCGAAATGTTACGAAATCAATTAAAAATGGTGTACAACCACAATGGACGGCAGCAGTACTACGCAGAAAAAGTAAAGCGTTTGAGTATCATAATCAGATAGTAAACTTGTTAAATAAAAAATTTACGCAAAAAAAAATTGCCGAGGCATTAGGAATATCTCATGGTACAGTTCATTCATCGTTGAAACAATACGGAAGGGAGTTAATTTAAGATGATAGGAAGAAGAATAAAAGAATTAAGAACAGAAAAGGGACTAACTCAACAAGAATTGGCAGAGATTTTAAACGTGTCAAGTATGTCTATTTCGTTTTATGAAAATGAGCAAAGAAAACCAGATAGTGATTTTATTATCTCGGTTTCAAAATATTTTGGTGTTTCAACTGATTATTTGTTAGGAAAAACGTATAAAAGGAGAATACCGAGAGAAGAAAGGATTGGAGTATTCAGCAAAAGATTGAAACGTGTAAGAGAATTAAAAGGTATATCACAAAGACAAGCAGCAGAAGATTTAAACATAAGTCCACAAAATCTATCGTATTACGAAAACGGTCGTGATGCTGGATATGGTTTACTTGTTCGTATGGCTCGATACTATGATGTTACAGTTGAGTATTTAATCGGTGCGTCACCTGTCATGCAACGAGAAAATATAGATGTCAATAAAGAATTGGGATTAAATGATAAGTCAATTTGTTTATTACGACAACGTGACAAATTCGGAGGGCATAGTATCGCAACTAATATTGTAAACAATATTATGGGGACAAAATATTTCCGAAAGCTTGTTGCTATATTGACCGAAGAAAATGAATGTAAAAACAAAGATACACCAGAGCAAAAAGAACTAAGAAACCAAATAGCAAAAGTATATGGTGAGATTTTTTTTACCAGAAAGCGTGACTGGGAAATAGAACAATGTATAAATGGTATTACAAGAGAACTAAGAGAACAATATGAAGTTTATCCGGTAGATGATTGTGAAAGGTCAATGGAGGAATAAAATTTGAAAAAGCATAAAATAAATATATCCAAGATGATTTTCAAATCGTGGGACAAGCACACTGAAACATGGTGTCGGATAGCATTTATGCTGATGATACCATCAGCACTGAGTAGAGTGTTTGCAACAATATGTATTATATTCGGCTTTGTGCTATTAGCAATAATCAGAAAAGGATATGAAGAATATTGGCATTTAGATGATGCAGATAAAGAAAAATATCATGAACTTATGGCTTTGCTTGTGGCAATTAATGATGATTTTGAAGGCGGTCAAGAAAATGATAACAAAAAGCCTATGAGAGCAAGGAGCGAAACAAATGAAAGAATGGAAAACGGAAAAGAATGAATTTGGCAAAGAGTGCTATGAATTGCATTTCGATCAATTTTATGGAGATGACGAGGATATAATCGCAAGTTTAGTTCAAGATGAAGAAGATGATAAGGCGTTTTATTACATATCAGAAGAATTAAATGCAGATAACGATATATTGTGGGCTGACAGCATAGATGGCGCAAAACAGCAAATCGAAGAAATGCTGATTGAGCATTGGAAAGATGAGATTGAATATTTAGAAGAAAGATTAAAGGAATTTCAAGAAAAACAAACGGAGGAATAACAATGCAAGTAACTATAAGTGCAAATGGAAAGAACATACAAGTTGAAATGTCAGAGGAACAGTTAAATGAGTTAGGGTTTGCTGAGGACAAGCCTGAAACGGGATATGAGCGAGCAAAATATAATGATAAGTATTATTATGTTGGCGAAGATAGTGATGTGAGGTTTTACACGGAGGGAAATGATTCAGCAGATGGTATTTATTATAATATAGGCAATTATTACAATAGTGAAATAATCGCCGATAATAACGCCCGTGCAGATAAGCTGTTGTGTTGTTTAAGACAATGGCAAGCATTGAACGACAAGGTCATATCGCAAAAAGATTGGCAAGACGGAACCCTTTGTTTTTATAACATAAAATACAATTATTCACTTGATATGCTCTATGCTCACGCAGATAGTTGTTGTCGATGTTTAAATAACATATATTTCAGAACAAGAGAAAAAGCCGAAGAGGCTATCAAAACATTTAGAGATGAATTAGAATGGTACTTCACTGAATACCAACAACGACTTGACGAAGAATAAGCAATAAGCGAAACGGGGGAGTGAAAGCATGACGACAAAAGAATGGTTACAGAGAGGAATTGAGATTGAAGAAGAAATTGCTGATTTGCAGGCGGTTAATCCGGTTGCATTTTTGGACGAAATAAATGTAGCGGTTTATGAACAAAACATCAAAAACAGAATTGGCGAGTTGTACAAAATAAAAAATGAAATTCTTCAAACCGTGAATCAGGTCGAAAGTGCTACACTCCGAAGACTGTTAATTAAGAGGTATATTCAAAATTTAACGTGGGAAAAGATTGCAGAACAGCTAAACTATTCATACAAACACGTTGTACATATTCTTCACCCCAAGGCACTGTCTGCAATCAAAAGAGTTTTAGAAAAAGATTAAGCCGGATTTCATCCCGGCTTTTTTTGTGTGCGGAATTTTATAAAAATCCATAAAACCGTCATTATGTAATAGAATGTAACATTGATCCTGTGGTAGTATATGAATCGAAGGGTGAACTGCCGTGAGGCAGTGGGAAAAAATATCTCAAAGTAAAAGAGGGGAATAGAGATATTAAGATAGGCATAGACACGCTTGAAGTATTCAGCGTACCATGTTTATGCTTACCATAACGGAATGTATATGCTGATACATATACATTCTGTTTTTTATTTTTGGATAAAGAAAGGGACATAATTATGGAGCTATTGCAATTAGTTGAAAAATTCAAGGACGTTTTCAGCATAGAAAAAATTGAAGATGTTGTTGATGAATTAAAATCAACATTGTTAAATGCCGAAAATTGTCGAAAACTATGTGAAGATTGGATTTTAATATGTCCTGATTTAACAATAGATTATATGCAAATGATATTTCAATATTATTTTGCCGACCGTAAAGAGAAAATGCAAGACTACACACCAAAAAGTCTTGCGGTAGCAGTTGCAGAGTTATCAAAAACCAAAGATGAAAAAATTTGTTTAGATTTGTGTGCGGGAAGTGGAGCATTGACAATCCAAAAATGGAACGAAAATAACGATTTAAAACTCATATGTAAAGAATATGATAGTCGTGTTATTCCGTTTTTGCTGTTTAATTTGGCAATTAGAAATATTGACGCCGAAGTTATTCATTGTGATGTATTGTCAGATGAAATTTTTAAAACATACAGGACACAAAAAGGCAATAGATTTGCAACTGTTAAAGAGATAACTAAGAGCGAATTTAAAGCTGATTGTTGTATATCAAATCCACCGTACAATATGAAATGGGAACAGCCGGTATTTGCACAATTACAGAATAGATTTTCACAATGCGAAGTGCCGCCGGAAAGTAATGCGAATTATGCGTTTGTATTGACTGCGTTAGATGAAATTACAGACAAAGCAAGTTTTATATTGCCGAATGGTGTTTTAAGTACAGACAACCAAAAGGAAAAGCAAATAAGACAGTATTTAGTTGAAATGAATTTCATAGAAAGTATAATTGTATGTCCGGATAAAATGTTTGAAGTTACGTCAATACCAACGTGCATTATAACATTTAATAAAAATAAACAGCATTCGACAGTAGAAATGATTGACCTACGACAGAGGTATGAAACAGAACAGCGAATGCAAAATGGGCAGTTTGGCGGCAAAAGTCACACTAACAGGACATACGCAAAAGAAGTCAAGGTTATATCCGAAAGTCAGATACAAGATGTATTGATACAGATTGAACAGTACGGAAACATTGCGGGTTACTGCAAGGCAGTAAGCATTGAAGAAATCAAAAAAAATGATTATGTATTGACACCGAGCCGATACATAGAATTTGAAAATATAGAAAATGCACATAGACCGTACAACGAAATAGTTGCGGATATTAACAGAATTGTAACTGAAAAAAACAACTGCAAGCTAACCATCAATGAAACAATCGCCAAGTCTTTAGGATTTGACATTGAGCTGTTTAAGCAGGACAACAGTACAAATAATGATTTTTCAAAATTGACAGAAAAAATATGTGGCGAAAAGATTGTTAAAAACGATTATTTCAAAACAACTAAGAACAAAAATGAAATAATATTTGCAAACAACAACAAAGAAAACATTTCAAGTATTCTTATGATGATATTTAATACTTGGAAACAACACATATATTATCTAAATCTTGAAGAAAACAGATACTTAGCAGAACTTCGGGACGCACTATTGCCAGAGCTAATGAGTGGCAAGATTGATGTAAGCAATATATAAACGGTAGAAAGGATAAAACTATGTTTGAAAGAATAAAAATATATCTACGAAAAAAGAAGTTTGAATATAAACGCAGAAAATTCTGCACTGAATGGAACAGACGAAACAGCAAATGGCGTGAATGTCGTCACAAACGTAAAATGTTTGAAAGAGATCTGCGTAGGTGGCTAAGAGAATACGAAGGGTGATTGTATGAATACGGTTGAACCAATTCGTGATAAACGTGATGTATACGCAATCAAAAAATATCTGCGTCAAAAGGATATTAAATATTACATTATGTTCATTACAGGTATTTCATTAGGATTGCGTATTAATGAAATTTTGAAAATGACAGTAGGTGACGTTAAGGGGCGTAATACTGCAACGTTCCGGCAGAGCAAGACCGGAAAGGAAATCACGGTTGCATATAACGATGAGCTGTTGAGAGAATATAAAACCTACTGCGAACACCGTACACCGGAAGAGGCATTAATACCAAATCCAAACAATGAATACAAACCGATAACACGTGACATGGCTTACAAGGTTTTGCGTGAAGCAGCGGACCATGTAGGTATCAGATACAAGGTCGGCACACACACATTACGGAAGACGTGTGGCTACCACTACTACAGACAAACACACGATATAGTTACACTGCAAATATGGTTTAATCACCGCAATGCCAGTGATACATTGCGGTATATTGGCGTTACAAAAGACAGTGTATTAACTGCTATGAAAAACTTTAAAATTTAATTTTGTTATACATAAATGTTCAACGTATAATGAAACCCCGGTTTTTTGTGTGCATTTATTAGTAGGAACTGAACTGATTCAATTATACACAATAACAGGTTATGTATAATAGACCGAAAGGACAAATGACAATGGCACAGGCTGCACTACACGTATGTAACAAATGCGGATGTCACCGACTGACACACGACACATATTGTGAATTACATCAACATTTGAAACGACAATATGACGACCACAGGGAATCGGCGAGCAAACGCGGATATAACGGACGTTGGCGAAAAGCAAGCAAGACATATCTATTGTCACATCCGTTTTGTATTCGCTGTCTGCAACAGGGAAGATACGAGAAAGCCACAGTTGTAGACCACATCACACCGCACAAGGGAAATCAACAGCTGTTCTGGGACAGGAACAACTGGCAACCACTGTGCAAGCAATGCCATGACCGTAAGACAGCGACAGAAGACGGCGGTTTTGGTAGATAATATTAAAAAAATTTTTTCTTTCGTGAAGATTTTTTTTACGGAAGGGGGTATCAAAATTGTTTTTGCGATTGTACGGTAGACCGTCGCCCAAGTCTTTTTTACGCACACGCAAGTTTTCGAGAGGGGGTTAAACCAAAAATGGGAGCAAGAGGACCAACGAAAAAACCGGCAGAGCTGGAGGAACTACACGGCAATCCCGGACATAGAAAAACTGAAAACAGATTGCAATTTTCAAAACCGGAAAAAGTTCCGTCACCGCCGGTGTTCCTAAATAAAATTGCAAAAAAAGAGTGGAAACGATTAGCACCGATTGTATTCAATGCCGGAATGCTGACGGATGCAGATGTAGGAACATTTGCCGCATACTGCGATTCATATGCACAGTGGGTATTAGCTGAAAAGGCGATACAGGCAAAACAACCGGACAAAAATTCTCCTGCACCGCTGACGTTTATCACCGCCAAAGGGTATGAACAACAAATACCTGAAATCAGCATTTCAAACACTGCAAAAAAACAAATGCTGACGTTCGCCAAAGAGTTCGGATTGACACCGTCATCAAGAACCGGAATGACAAATCCGGTAGAAACCGAGGACAAAAAAGCAAGTATTATGGAATTCATCAGCAAGAAGAACAGGAGTGCGTAAACTATGGATTCGGTAACATCATATGCAAAAAAAGTCGTAGCCGGCAAGATTATTGCAGGTGATTCGGTAAAAAAAGCGTGCAAGCGACATCTGAAAGATTTAAAAAAATCTAAAAGAAAAGATTATCCGTACTACTTTGATGCAGAGCAAGCAGAATATTGTTTTGCATTCGCTAAAAATTACTGCCGACACAGCAAAGGAAAGTGGGCAGGCAAGCCACTGATATTAGAAGATTGGCAGAGATTTGTTGTAGGTTCTATATTCGGGTGGAAGCGTAAAGATGATGATACACGCCGATTCAGATATTTTTACATTCAGGTGGCACGAAAAAACGGAAAATCTACGTTAATGGCGTTCATCGGACTATATGTTATTGTTTGTGACGGTGAAAACGGTGCTGAAATTTATTCGGCAGCAACCAAAAAAGACCAAGCACGAATTATATTCGATGAGGCTAAGAATATGATTGGGAAGTCACCGGAGCTACGAACTATACTGACAACGTATCGGAACAACATCACTTTTGACGCACAATTATCAAAATTTGAACCGCTATCGTCAGACAGTGAAACTTTGGACGGTTTAAATGTGCATTTGGGATTGATTGATGAGTTACACGCACACAAAACAGGTGATGTGTACAATATTTTGGACAGTGCGACAGGTGCAAGAACACAGCCATTAATCGGAACAGGAACGACCGCAGGCAGAAATCCAAACTGTTTTTGTAAGGAATTATATGACTATTACAAAAATATTTTGAATGAAACGGTTGAGAATGAAGATATTTTCATTTACATAGCAGAATTGGACGAAAATGACGATTGGACAGATCCGCAGAATTGGATAAAAGCCAATCCGAATATGAATGTCAGTGTCAACCTAAAAGATATGGAAAGTGTTTATACTGCATCTAAAAATATTCCGTCAAAATTGAACGAATTCAAGTGTAAAAAACTGAATATGTGGGTTACTGATACCGCTTCATGGGCGAATATGGAGCAGTACAATAAACCACCGACTTTGAAAATCACCAAAGAAGATTTAATCGGTAAAAAGTGTTATGCCGCAGGCGATTTGTCTGTGCGTAACGACTTGGCAAGCGTCGTTTTTGAATTTCCACTAAGTGACGGATATTTCGCAGTGTTGCACCATGATTTTATACCGGAAGATAAGATTTTTGATAATTCACAGAAACATCACATTGATTATCAACGGTATATTGATATGGGATATATAACGGCAACGCCCGGCAATGCAGTTGATTTTGACTATATCGAAGATTATATTTTGCGGATGCGTGAAAAGTATGACATTTTGGAAGTCTGCTTAGATCCGTGGAACGCAACGCAGTTAATGTCACATCTGATTGACGAGGGTATGAAAGTGGTTGAAGTCAGACAAGGATTTAAAACATTGTCAGAGCCAACCAAGGAATTGGGGATAACGATTGAAGACCGTAAATTAATACATTTTGATGATCCGATGTTGAAGTGGGCAGTTGGAAATACCGTAGTTACGTTTGATGAAAACGGTAATGTTAGACCGAATAAGGCGAAAAGTATCAATAAAATTGATCCTGCAATGGCACTGATAATAGCACACACCAGAGCATATACACATGAATTGAATTATGTTGATGTCAACGCAATAGCAGCGGCACAACTGGCAGAATATGAAGAAATGTTGAGAGGTCAGATATAATGAAATTTTTTAACAGAATAAAATCGGCATTTTATGCACTGACACATGATACAACGACAATATCATTGTTAGATGAACGATTTTGGACGCAGTACGGCAGTATACGGAACAGTAAACTGTCGGAAGTGACATATTTCACCTGTCTAAAAACGTTATCTGAGGCGGTTGCAAAACTGCCGTTAAAGATGTATCAAGAAACAACGAAAGGTGTCAGTAAGGCAAAAAATTCAGCATTATACAATGTGCTGAAAGTACGACCGAATAAGAATATGACTGCAACGACGTTTTGGGCAACTGTTGTAACAGTGATGTATCATTACGGAAATTGTTATGTATATATCGCACGGAACAAAGAGCCTGAGTTGTTAATATTGGATAACCGATATATGACTGTCTATGATGACAATGCGAAGTTAATAGATGATAACGGCGGAGTTTGGTATATATATTCAGAACCGGTAACCGGAAAGATATATAAATTCAGCACTGATGAAATATTGCATTTTAAAACATATATGACGTTTGACGGCATTATGGGATTGGCGGTTAAGGACGTGCTGGCACTGACGATTGACGGAGCAATGGACAGTCAAAAATTTATCAAGAATTTATATGAAACAGGTTTGACAGGTAAAGTTGCTGTTGAATATACGGCAGATTTGAATGATGATTTGCGAAAGAAATTAATCAGCACTATTGAAACGGCAACATCGGCGAACAGTGCATTAACGTTTATTCCGATTCCTGCCGGAATGAAGTTAAATCCGTTAAATTTGAAATTGACAGACGCACAGTTCTTGGAATTGAAAAAATATACGGCATTACAGATTGCCGGAGCATTCGGTATAAAACCAAATCAATTAAATGACTATGAGAAATCAAGCTACGCAAACAGTGAAGCACAGCAACAAGCATTTTTGACCGACACAATGTTGGTTATTCTAAAGGGTTTGGAAGAAGAATTGGCAAGTAAATTGCTGACTTCGGAAGAACTTCAGCAAGGATATTTTTTCAAATTCAATGTTGATGTCGTGCTAAGAGCGACATTTTCAGAGAGAATGGAAGGTTATGCGAAAGCTAGACAAAACGGTTGGCTATCCGCTAATGATATACGAGGTAAGGAAGATATGCCACATATTCCTGAAGAAGATGGCGGTAACGCATACCTAATCAACGGTAATATGATACCGTTAAAAGTTGCTATGGAAGGAGGAAGTCAAAATGCCAAGACACAGGAACAAGAAACAGAATAGTTTCAAGTGTTATATCCGAAATCAGACCGATGATTCAGCCGATATTTATTTTTACGGCGATATAGTCGGAAATGATGGGGATAAATGGTGGGGAAATGATGATAAATGCCCATCTGACGTAGCCACACTGTTGAAAGAATGTGAAAATGTCAGTCAGCTGAATATCTATGTAAATAGTAATGGCGGTGATGTATTTGCCGGTAATGCTATTTATAATATGCTGAAACGACATAAAGCACACAAAACAGTGTATGTTGACGGCTTGGCGGCATCTATTGCGTCTGTCATTGTTATGGCAGGTGATGAAATCATTATGCCGGCAAATTCCTATTTGATGATTCACAAAGCGTGGACGTATGCAATGGGAAATGCCAACGATTTGCGTGAAACAGCGGACAGATTGGAAAACATCGAACAAACGATTGTCGATACATACATGGAAAATGTCGCTGAAAATATCACTGAAGATGACATCAAACAGAAAATGTCTGATGAGACGTGGTTGTCGGCAAAGGATGCGGCGGAATTATTCCCACGAATACAGGAAGATGAAAACATAGATGTGGCAGCGTGTATTTCGTCTATAACCTACAACAATATTCCTAAAAATGTCATTGTCAAAAATGATGACGAAGATGATGAGGAAGAAGATCCGAAACCAAAAAAGACGGATGAAGATGATGAAGAAGATAATCCGGACGAGGAAGAACAGAAAGAAAAAAACAGTAACGAATTGGATATGTTAGACAATTTCGTATTTATGGAAGGAGCAATAGAAAATGAACAAGAAGATGCGTGAGTTACTTGCAAAGATAAAAGAGAAAAATTTACAAGCAAGAAATTTTCAAAATGAAGGTAAGACTGCTGAGGCGAAGCAGCTAATTGATGAAATCAAGGATTTGCAAACATCATACGAAAATGAAAAAGCATTATTTGAAATGGAAAGGGACAACGTACCGGAAGAACCAAAGAATAAAACAACAGCAAACGGTTTTTCTGCTATGGCAAAGATTGCACTAAGAAAAAAATTGACCGAAGCGGAAAATGCATTGGTTACAGGTACAAACGGTACAGACGGTGAGAATTTTCTAATTCCTGAAGATGTTGATACAACAATCAGAGAATTAAGAAAGACATATATGTCAGCAAAAGATTTGGTAACAGTAGTACCGACATCATCATTAACCGGTAGTTTCGTATTTGAAAAGGGTGTTCCGACAGGTTTGGCAGATTTTGAAGATGGCGATACAATCACAGAAGGCACTAAACCATCATTTGAACAGAAAAAATTCCAAATTACGCACAAAGGTAAGGTTTTCCCTATTTCAAATATACTATTGGAATCGGAAAAGGCAGGCTTGACATCATACTTAAATAACTGGTTTGTTAAAAATTCAATCATCAGTGAAAATACAGACATTTTCACAGCATTGCAAAACGGTAAAACTGCAAAGGCAATAAAGGGATTAGATGAATTGAAATCGTCAATCAACAAAGATTTGGACCCATCCGCCCGAATCGGTGCAGTTATTGTCACAAACCAAACAGGATTTGACATTATGGACAGTGAAACGGACGCAGTCGGCAGACCAATTTTAAAGGAAGACTATGTTACACCAACACAAAAGTTGTTCCAAGGACTACCTGTAATTGTGTTCCCAGACGCACAACTGCCAAATACCAAAGCAGGACAAGCACCGATTTTCTACGGAAATCTTAAAGCCGGTTGTTATTTCATTGATAAGAAAGGTTATCAGTTTGCAGTATCAACTGAATATCAATTCGGTGCAAATATGACAACTATGCGTGTGATCGAAAGCTATGACGTCATTCAGGCAGATAGTTCTACATACATCTACGGAACAATAACGGCAGCAGAAGGCAAGGCTGTAACGACAAAAGCAGCAGCGTAATGAATGGGAGGGGTGAAGAATGTCCCTAACATTAAATGAAGTAAAGAATTTTCTGCGATTAGATACATCCGATGATGATACATTGTTGGAAATATACATATCAACGGCAGAAGAATACGTCAAATCAGCATGTGGCAGTCAAGTAGATTTGGACAATCCAAAAGCACATACCGTAATGCTGATGTTGGTGGGCGACTATTACGAAAACCGTAGTCCATATGGGCAGGCAAAGTATAGTCAGAATGTTTCAACTATGCTAATGCAGTTACAGTTGGAAACACCACAAGATACTGATGATGAGGTGAAAGAATAATGGATTTTGCAAAGCTAAGGCACAAAGTTGTATTTTTAAAGCCGTCAACATCAGAAATAAACGAACAGTTAGAACAAGTTATCGGGTGGTTTCCGTTCCACCCGGTGACAAAGGCTGCAAGTGATGATGTATATTCTACGCAAGACGGCGAAATCCGTTTTAAAAGCGGAGTTTTAAGCGGTTTAAATAATGTGTTTGCCAATTACGGTGTTCGTGCATATGTTTCGCCTGCGACAGGCAGAGAATATGACGAATCACAGAAAATTCGAGCAGAAACAACATACAACGTGGTAACACGTTATTTTAACGGCATTGAAAGTAATATGAAAATTCTGTACGGTGCAAAGGTATTTGACATAGTATCCGTATTGGATATAAATGAGAGTCACAGGGAATTAAAAATCGTATGTTCAGAGGTGGACAGATATGGCAAGACAGAATAAAGATGTATTCGGTTTTGATGAATTGGAAAAATCGTTCAAACGTTTTGAAAAAAACTATCCGGACAAAGCAGATGCACTTTTAATGGCACAGGGACAAGCAGTCAATAGAAAGACAAAATCGCTGACACCGGTAAAGACAAAAAAACTCCGCAATTCGTGGAGATTAAAAAAAGTCAAACTGTACAAGGGTGGAACAGTCAGAGTTGTCAGAATTCAAACGGGAGCACCTCACGGGCATCTTGTTGAATATGGACATGAAATATATCGTGGTGGCAAAACACGAGTAAGAGGCAAAAAACTAAACCGAGTACAAATGAATGCAAGAGGAATAAAGCATTTAGGTCGGGTAGAGGGAAAACTGGTGTTATATACAGCTATGACTGAAGCACAATCACGTTTTGACCGAGATGCAAATAAAATGTTAGATAAATTAGTGGAGGAATTTAACAATGATTAAATCACAGGATATACGCAGATTTATAGCGGACAAACTACGAAATGCAGAATTTAATGTTATATCATCAGAAATTCAAGAAGGCTATCCTAAGCCGGCAGTGTTCATCTATGTATACCCATCATCAATTACAAAATCCGGAGGATTTTTGGAGGATGACGTTTACAGTGTAACCATCAAGTATATTCCAAAAACTGAAACTGCACAAGAATGTGCAGAGGCGGCGGAAAAAATTCGCGAAACATTGATGTACAGTACGATTGATGTACAGGACAGGCATTTAACTATGGAAACAATGGATATGACAATCGAAGAAGAACGTTTAACTGTGATGTATGACGTTCCTATAACACAGTCCATTGATGAATGTGACGATTATGACAATGCAGAAACCATAGAAATGAGAGGTATATAATATGGGATTATCAACAATAAATGTAGAATTTAAAGCAGCGGCACAAACCGCTGTAAAACGCAGTGCAAACGGTACAGTTGCACTGATTTTGAAGGATGAAACCAAGGAAGATACCACATACGTTTACAACAATGAGACGGAAGTGGTTAAGAGCCATTGGACATCAGACAATCTAAATTACATAAATATGGCGTTTAAAGGTTCACCCAAAAAAGTGATTATCGAAAGAATTGCCGCAGAAGGAAGTCTTGATGATGCATTGAAGCGTTTGGCAAATAAGAAGTGGAATTATCTTGCCGTTCCGTCATTACAGGACGGTGAAGTTAAGACTGTGGCAGATTGGATTATTGCACAGCGAACGGCAAAGAAACCGTTTAAGGCAGTATTACCGCATTCTGTATCAAATAACATCGGTATTATAAATTTTGATACCGATGATATAAAAATCGGCAGTAAGACCTATACGACCGCTGAATTTTGCGTATATATTGCCAGTATTATTGCCGGAACTGCACTGAATGAGAGTGTAACAGGCAAAGTCATTTCAGAAATCAACAGTATTACAGAGAGTTTAACCCCCGATGCGGATGTTGATGCCGGAAAGCTAATTTTAATCAACGATGGTGAGCAGGTCGAAATTGCACGAGGTGTGAATTCATTGACAACGGTTGGAACAAATCAGACAGAGGATATGAAGTCAATCAAGATAGTTGAAGGAATGGATCTGATTGCAGAAGACATTAGAACAACATTCAAAGAAAACTATATCGGCAGAAGTAACAGTATTGAAAACAAAGAACTGTTTATCGCCGCAGTGAATCAATATTTTGAAACACTGACAAAGGAAGGTGTGCTATATGACGGTTATGAACATTATGCAGAAATCGACATAGACGCACAAAGAGAGTATTTGGCAAGCAAAAGTGTTGACGTTGCAAATATGAGTGATGTTGCAATCAAACAAGCCAATACAGGCACATTTATGTTTATGGCGGCACATATTCAAATGCAAAACGCAGCGGAAGATTTGAAATTCGTTGTAAACATGTAATCGAGGAGGTAGACATATATGAGTAGAAAAATTTCAGCACCTAACATTATTTCCGGTACACACGGCAAGGTATGGTGGGACGATTCGGTCATTTATGAAATTTCAAGTTTTGAAGCAACACTGGATACTGACCGTGAAGATGTCACATTTGCGGGTGATATGATCAAGGATAGCAAGTTGATGAGTGTATCGGGTACGTTCACAATGAAAGTGCGAAAGGTATTTTCACGAGGCAAGAGTTTTGCGGAAGCGTTTATGCAAGGAAAAGACCCACGTTCTACACTGATTAGTCAACTAAAAGACCCAGACGCATATGGTGGCGGATATGAAAAAATCCAACTGACTAATTGTTGGGTTGAGAGTGTACCACTAACCGGCGGTGAAAACGGTAAGGTAGTTGAAGAAGAATACAAAGGCGGTTTTACAGGATTGAAATTCCTTGCAAGCATTGAACCGATAGAACAGGATTAAACATTTTAGGAGGATATAAAAATGACAGGACAAGAAAAACATACAAGATTGACGTTGGACGAAATGATAAGACGTTCAGAGCAAGTAAAGGAAGCAAAGAACAAAAATAAAACAAAGGAATTGTACGTTGAAAGCCTTGACGGCACAATCACAATAACAAAACCAACAAGAAATCAAGTAAATGACGCAATGAATATGGATGCGTATTCAGGCGAATCGGATGCATATCTGGTGTATGAATGTGTGACAGAACCGCCACTGAAAAACAAACAACTGCAACAGGCATATGGCTGCCAAGAACCATTAGATATTCTTGACAAAATATTTGAACCGGGCGAGGTAGTGAATATTTCAAAGGCTGCATTAAGTTTTGCAGGTTATGTTGATGATAGCGTTAAGGCGGTTGAAGAACTAAAAAACTAATTGAACGCAACGGTGATTTTGAATTAATACATTACTACGTCCAACGTGGTTTTGATTGGGATAGAATTGCCGGGGCTACGGGAAATGAAAAGGCATTTTTACGAGCCAGTATGATAAAAGCATACGAAGAAGAAGCTGAAAAGATAAAAGCAATGACAGGAGGCGGTTGATGTGGCAAAAGGTAGAAACATAGGAGCAACACTGTCGTTGAAAGCCGGAAACTTCTTTGCAAATATGAAAAAAGCCCAAAATGAAAGCAATAATCTGCGTAGTACATTGAACAACACAAGCAAAAAAATTTCTGAATTGGGAGATAAAGCTAAAGTTGTTGGCAGTGCCGTTGGTAAATTGGGCAAAGGGTTAGCTATTGCCGGAACGGCAGCCGCTACCGCAGTAGGAACAATGGTAGCAAAATCAGTCAGTTCATTTGCTGATTATGAACAGCTGACAGGTGGTGTCGATACATTGTTCAAAGACAGTTCGGCGGCAGTACAGAAATATGCAAATGATGCATACAAAACCGCAGGTTTGTCAGCTAATAGCTATATGGAAACAGTTACAAATTTTTCGGCATCACTGATTTCAAGTTTAAAGGGCGATACAGCAAAGGCGGCGGATTATGCAAATTCAGCGTTGGTGGATATGGCTGATAATGCGAATAAGATGGGCACGAATATGACAGACATTCAAAATGCCTATCAAGGTTTTGCAAAGCAAAATTACACCATGCTTGACAATTTAAAACTCGGTTACGGTGGCACGCAAGCTGAAATGAAACGACTGCTTAGCGATGCACAGAAACTTACCGGACAGAAGTATGATATTTCATCATTTGCCGATATTACACAGGCTATCCACGCAATCCAAACGCAAATGGATATAACGGGAACAACAGCCAAAGAGGCAAGCACGACAATAAGCGGATCGTGGGGGTCACTGAAAGCGGCGTTTGAAAATACTCTTGTCGGTTTGACAACAGGCGGAGAAATGTTTGATCAGAGTTTGGATGCACTGGTTGATTCGGCTAAGACGTTCGGGCAGAATGTTATACCGGCAATAACGGGTGCGTTAAGTGGCGTAGGTTCGTTAATTGAGAGTTTGGCTCCTGTAATTGTAGCAGAACTTCCGTCAATGGTATCCGATATACTTCCACACCTTGTTTCAGCCGCAAAGAGTTTGGTTACCGGTTTAATCAGCCAATTACCTGCATTGGGAAAGGCTGTTTTAGATGCAATACCATCAATTTTTGACGGTATGACAGATGTAATCGGTGAAAGTTCTGTAGGAAAATTAAAAGGGTCGTTTGAGGGACTGAAAAATACCATAACTGATACATTTTCAAACATTGGACCAATGCTTAAAAATTTCTGTGAGGGAGGTATATCAACATTCTGTGACGCATTATCTACGGCTATGGATTTAGCCAGTGGAGCTATATCGGTAATTGAGGCATTATCTCCGGTAATAGGAGCAGTTGCAGGGGCGATAATCACATACAAAGGTGCAGTTATGTTGTGGAATGCAGCTGAAACGGCTAAAAATGTTGTTATGGGTATTTCAACAGCCGCACAATGGGCGTTAAATGTAGCTATGACAGCAAATCCGATTGGTATTGTCATTGTGGCTATCGGTGCATTGGTAGGGGCGTTTATTGTATTGTGGAATAAATCCGAAGGATTCCGAAATTTTTGGATCAACCTATGGGAAAAAGTTAAAGCGATTGTTACAAGTGCATGGGAAGGAATAAAAGCCGGATTTGAAAAGATAAAAAACGGAATATCAGCAGTCAAAGAAAAAGTGTCGACAATGTGGAACGGAGTCAAAGAAAAAACGTCAGAATTATGGGGCGGTGTAAAAAATGCTGTATCGGAAAAACTGAACAACATAAAAAGTGCCTATGACGCGCACGGCGGGGGACTGAAAGGTGCTACATTTGCGGCAATAGAGGGTGTCAAGGAATACTACAGGACAGGCTATGACGCAATTAATCAATTAACAGGCGGTAAGCTTGGTGAGGTTGTCAATGCAGTCGGTGAGAAGATGGAAGTCGTAAAAAGTAAATTCAGCGAAGCGTTTGGAAATGTGAAAAACACCGTAATGACTATTTTTGAAAACATAAAAAACGGCATTGTTGAAAAGATTACGGCGGCAGTTGACACAGTTAAAAATGTGTTCACTAAAATTTCTGATACTGTATCATCTGTATGGGACAAAATAAAAAGCCTGCTGAAAGCACCAAAGATTGTGCAGACAGGAACTGTTACGGTGATGGGGGTTGATACACCTATTCCAAAATTCGGATTGGATTGGAACGCCAAGGGCGGTATTATGACACGTCCAACTGCATTTGGATTTGCAAACGGCAAGATTCAAATGGGTGGCGAAGCAGGGGCTGAGGCGATACTTCCACTTTCGGCATTTTGGCGAAATTTGCAGGCATACACCGAAAACAGTCAAAAGAAAAGTCAGGGAAACAATGATATTAATATAAACGTCACCATTAATGCAGAAAATGCGAACGAAGAAGAAATGGCGGCACGATTTATAAATATAGTTGTACCTGAAATAAAACGACAGTATGCAATTTTATAAAGGAGTGAGGGAAATTGTTAGATTTTTACCTAAGCGTAAATAACAGCGAGGAGGTAGTGCATATTCCTGTCACTCCTTCCTCTTTTTCTGTGACAAATTCACAGTCGACAGAAACATTTGAATCAGCCGGATATGGCTGGATTAAAATTATAGGAAATACCGAATTGCGAGGTATTTCGTGGGACGGAATATTCCCTGTCCATGACTATCCGTTCAGACGTGATGCATCAATGGACGGTCAAGAATACTACGAAAAATTAAAATCGTGGCAAAAACGAAAATTGCCTGTTCGTTTAGTGATTACATCAACCGGTTTTGCAAACATCAGCATAAATATGGCTGTAGCCATAGAAAAATTAGATTTTGATGTTGGCACAACAGGAGATTTGGATTATTCGATTGAATTGGGCGAAGTAGAGCTGTTAAATGATACGGAGGATACAAATATGGCACAGTTAGATGATTTGGCGGCAAGAATGGACGCAGTCGAAAAACGGCTGGATTCATTGGAAAATGAAAAAATCTATAACTATATGGATGATAATATGCCTGATTGGGCAAAACCTACGATCCAAAAATTAATGGATAGGGGTTATTTGAACGGCACCGGTGATAATGAACTGGGATTGACTATGGACATTATCAGAATGTGCGTGATGATAGATAATGCAAACGGTTTTGAGGGTTATACCGTTGACAGTTTTCCTGATTGGGCTGCACCAACGATTGAAAAAATCAATAAAAAGGGTTATTTGTCCGGTATTGATGATGACGATTTGGGACTGACAAAGAATATGATTCGCATATTAGTTATTTTAGACAAAGCCGGAGTATTTGGTGATTAAATATGGCAAGTGGACAGGATTTAGTTAAAATTGCACAGGCTGAAAGCGGCACAAAGGAAAACGGAACGAACAACGTCAAATATAATACATGGTTTTACGGACACGAAGTAGACGGAAGTAATTATCCGTGGTGTGCGGTATTTGTTTCGTGGTGTGCGGATAAAGCAGGCATTACAACAGACATAATGCCTAAAACGGCAAGTGCCGGTTATTTTGCACATTATGCGAATCAGGGACATGGTGAGGTTTTCACCAATAAAAATCCCGAAGCAGGTGATTTGTTTTTAATAAATTACAATGGTTCGGATTGGGCGAATCATGTAGGTATAGTTGCATCGTGTGACGGTTCTAATATCACAACGATTGAAGGCAATTCATCCGATATGGTTCGATCCAGAACGTTATCAATGTCCGGATTGACGTTTGTTCATTTTAATTTGGATAGCAGTAGCGGAATGACTGCCGCTTGGACGGCACGAGAAGTACCGAATATCGGCAGGGATTTAGCCACAAAAGCATATATGGCATATCAGTTATACACTGATAAATCATCAGGCGGATATAGCTATTTATGGGGCAGTAATTCGACAACTGCAAATGGTGGACTACGAAAATACAAAGAATTCTATTGTGTAGCAATGGGTTCGTACTACGGTCCGGACGGAACATTTATCAAAGTGGAATTTGATGATGGTAAGACGATTTATTGTGTAAAGGCTGACGAAAAAAAAGACAGTGAAACAGATAGTAAACATATGTATCACGACTACCCGTTTGACCGTAATGTATTGGAATTCATTATTGACAGAACAGTTGTGCGAAATAATGATGAATTTACATCAGCATTAAATGCTGCCGGCATAAACCGCTCAGCACGAATCAAGGCAATATGGACTTCGGACAGTGAGCCAACCTACGGCGGTGCAGGAAGCACAACGGCAGAAAATGAAAAAGAATATCATTTTATCGACACAAACGAGAAAATTTCCATACATCCGACAATATTCAAACAAACACCAATGCAGTGTGACCGCCATAATGGTGGTTTAACGGTGTTATGCAACGATATTGATATATCATCATATGTGGGCGATATATCGTGGCAAAATACCAAGGATACGCTTGCAACGCTGTTTAATTTCAGTGTACCAAAGGCAGGTGACATGAAGTACATTAATATGTACAAACCACAAGAGGGCGATATTATTCGTTATAGCGGCGGTACACAAGAAAATTTTAGAGGTGTAATTATAGAAGTTGATGACGGCGATAAGTACGTTAATAAATATGTTGCCGGTGATGTGGGGCAGTACCTGAACAAAACCAGTGATACATACCAATTCACTGCAATGCGTGCTGACGACTGCATTAAAAAAATATGCGGTGATTTGTGTATTCCTATTGTGATGATACCGGAATTACCGTTATTGATTACGCAAATTTATGTGGACAAGGCGGTATCAGATGTTATTGCTGACATACTGACACTATGCGGCGGTGTACATAATTTTGATTTTGTTCCTGACGGCATCAGAATTTATAATTGTGCGGATATGGTTGTAAATCCACAATTCAGAATATCGTCAAACACCGAATTGAAAGATTCGATAAAGTATATCGGAAACGTTGAGCATAAAACCAGCATCGAGGACAGAAAAACAAGCGTAAAGGTTATTTCAGATACAGATGTTTTAACAACGCTGAAAGATGAAAACAGCATTGCACAATTCGGTTTTTTGCAAGAAGTTATCAAAGTCGGTGAAAATGAAGACGCAAAGGAAGTGGCAAAAAACAAGTTGTCGGAGCTGAACAATACAAGCGAAACATATTCCGGTGAAATTATTGAAGAACTGAACAGCTATACCAGAGCCGGAAGTGTTATCGCTATCGGTGATGAAAAGTATTTGATAAATAGCAGTCAGCACAGTATAAAACAAGGTGTGCATTACAATAAATTAGATTTGGAGCGATTATGATATGAATAACGGATACACAGAATTGGCAAAAATGCTGAAAAATTTAAGCAAGGGTGAAACCTATGGTCCTGTATTCGGCAGAATAACGCAATTACCGGATTTAATCATAACACGCAGTAACAATATACAACTGACGAAAAATCACATTATAAGCATTGTAAATCTGTATGAACGTGATGCCGAGGGAAGATATATTCACAACGGCAAGAAAGTTGTCCTGTTACCGTATAACAACGATAACAGTTATATTGTGTTGGGGGTGATTCAAGATGGCTGATTATGTTACGACAGAACCGGCATTTGATTTTGAACGTGGTGATTTTGTTATTATAAACGGTCGTCCGAAAATGGTTGTCGGTATGGATCGCCTACGAAGTTGGATAGGAAAAGTACTACGAACGCAAAAAGGACGATACAAGATATATAACGGAACATCATACGGAACGAGAATTAAAGACACATTTGTAGGTAAAACATTCACGCATGACTATATGCTATCTGAAATTCAGCGAGAAATTACTGAAAATTTAGAGAAAAACAAGGATATTGTCAGTGTGGACGGTTTTTCGGCAAAAGTAGACGGAACGCATTTAACAGTTGAATTTACTGTTACAACAGTGTACGGAACAACGGATTTGAAGGAGGCACTATAATGGCAGAAACAATAACATCTATAACGGAACGTCTTCTGGCAGAGGTGCCGGAACAATACGATACAACCGAAGGTACATACACATATGACATTGAAAAATCTGTTGCAGTCGAATTTGACAATGCATACGACCAATTAGAAACGGTACGAAAACAATCGCACGTTTCGACTGCCAGTGGCACATATTTAGAAAAATGCGTTGCACATTTTGGTTTGTATCGAAAATCGGCAACGTATGCAACAGGGAACATAACGGTCACAGGAACATCTGGTGCAGTGTTGCCTGTCGGTAGCAAAGTGGCAGCCGGAAACGTCATGTTTACGGTGAACGATACGGTGACAATAGGTGATGATGGAACTGCATCAGCACCGGTCATATGTGATACAGCCGGAACACAGGGGAATGTTTTAGCCGGCTATATTAATCGTTTTCCGGTTACAATCAGTGGATTGCTACGGGTTACGAACGAACACGCAACCACAGGTGGCAGCAATGACGAAACAGATACACAACTGCGTGAACGATATAATGAATATATATCTCGACCCGTTACAAGTGGTAACAAATATCAATATATATCGTGGGCAAAATCCGTTCCGGGAGTAGGTGACGCTAAGTGTATCCCGTTATGGAACGGACCGGGAACGGTCAAAGTTATCATTGTTGATACAGAAAATCAAATAGCTCCTGCGGAACTGGTGAAAAAAGTCAAAGAATACATTGACGATTTAAAACCGGTCGGAGCGGATTTGACAGTCGGTACAGCGGAAGAAATTGCAATCAATGTTTCGTGCAAAATCGAAATGACGGGAAATGTCACAGAGAATATCAAAAAAAATATATCTGAATATTTGACGAAAATTTCGTTTTCAAAGGGTTATGTGTCCTATGCGAAAATAGGACAGGCTATTTTGAATACTGATGGTGTAACCGACTATACGAATTTGACAGTTAATCAATCTACAAATAATGTCCCGATAACTGAAACACAGATTGCAGTGTTGGGGGTGTTGAAAATTGACTAACATTGAAAATCTGTTGCCGAAATACTATAAAAATTCAAAATATATGCACGGATTATTACATCCATGTGATGTTGAATTTGATAGATTGTACGATAAATTGGATAGAACATTGAAAAATCTATCTGTTGATGACGCTGATGAAACAGGCATTCACGATTTTGAAACAGATTTTTTAATACCGTTGTCTGATGATACGTTGGAATTACGGCGTAGTAAAATCAAAACAAAATTTTTACATACGGCAACTACAACGTTTGAAAATCTGCAAAATATAGTTCGTGCATATGATAACGGTGCGAGTATCAGCGAAGATAATCCCAATTACAGAATAAAAATTCAAAGTTGCAAGCCGTTATTACTGCAAGAAATTTTAAACAGTGTCAGTGAAATCATTCCTGCACATATTGCTACCACTATTGAATTAGATGAACAACAGCCACAGGAGCATAAAACTGCTGTTGTCTGTATATGTGCAGTGTCAAAAACCTATGAAACTGTTGGATTTGATAATAATGTGGCTGATGATGGAATTATAAATTGTGCGAATTTTGAAAAATTCGCAGTGATTGACGGTTGTTCCGGTGAACAAATCCAAATGGCAAAATACCGTACATTTAAAGAAATGCAACAAATTGATTATGAAACCGCGAAAAACAAAACGTATGCAGAGCTATTGTACAAGGAGGAGTAAATATGGCAGAAGAAAAAAAGATTGAGGGTTTTTCAAATATAAAATTTACGGCATCCGGTTTGCTGCTGGAAGCAAAATTGAAAACAGGTGTACCGCTGAAGATTACCCGTGCAGTTATCGGTACGGGGTATTTAGATGACGGTGAAGACGTAGCAAATTTGACGGCACTGAAATCTGAAATTGAATCGCATCAAACCGGAGTAACGTCATCATCTGCAACAGTTGATATTACAAATGTGTCTGTTGTGGCAGCCGGAATGACTAATTTGCGATTAAAAATAAAAAACGGCGATACACCGTTTTATCTGCGTGAAATCGGTATAATGGCACAAGACCCTGACTTGGGTGAAATTCTATATTTGTACACAAATTGCGGTAACGGCGCACAGGCATTCCCTGTGTTTGATGGTAGCAACCATGTGTACAGAACGATTGATTTTTTGAATATTATATCAAATGCGTCAGATATAAATGTGAATGTCACATTAAAAAATGAGGTTACTCGTGAAGATTTTGAAACACACCGAACTGTAACGGTATTAGACCACCCAGACGGTAGCGTCACATCTGAAAAATTGGCTGATGATTGTGTTACCACAGAAAAATTGGCAAGTGATATTCGTAGAAAATTTACAGACATAAATAGTAGCATTAATCAACTTAATTCGGCAATTAAGTTAATTAATACTGCTGTGTCAACTACCTATTTGAAATATTTCTTTAGTGCCCAAATGTCTGATTGTGATGATATTACAGATTGGGATTGCGCATCATATCAAGAATATCAAACTAATGGGTATTCAAGCAGCAGTGTTCTAAAATTAACCGATAAATCTGTTGTATTACCGACAAAAAGTGAGAATCCTATATTTTTTGTTTCATATTGTACCGATAATGATGATGAAATAGAAATTGTACAAGAATTGCTGTATAGCAATGGCAATAATTATGTGCGTAGAAAACAGTTGTGGTATTACATATCGGGTGTAACTGCAAAACCTAAATGGACAGAATGGATGTCCGGTGGCGCAATTCGTATTTTGGAAGGTGATGTATAATGGCAACGACAACAGAAAAAGGATTTCAAATACCGGGATATGCAGACAAGGCAGACGTTCCCGGAATGGTAAAAGACAATGTAGAAACTGCGGAAGAACATCTGAAAGCTATTTCAAAATCAATGTCAGACATATCATCTAATATTAATTCATTAGACAGTACACTGCAAATAATGAATGCACAGTTAGGCACAATGTCAGAGACTTTAGACGAAGTAAATGGCGTGACGGAGGAAACATCATGACGATTTGTGAAAAATTCAAATTAATGATGGCATCATTTGCGGATATTAAAGCGGCTATCATTGAAAAGGGTGTCACCGTTACAGGTGGATATTCGGAATATGCTAAAAATATACGCAAAATATATTCTGATGAAAATTACACACCAGAATATCAATATCCTACCGAAAAACCGCCGATAATGCAGTATTTAATTAATCTGTATAATCGTATAACATTCTGCTATGCGGTTAAGCAGGAAATACGACAGGCAATTATAGACGGCGGCGTTGATGTTCCTGATGATACCCCTTTTTCAGAATATGGCGATAAAATTCGTCAAATACAGCGTTTTGAGATTACGACAAGTAATTTGTATTTGGGCGAATATAAGACGGAATGTAGAGGACAATTAACTGCACAGGGCGGAAGTCCACCGTACTCTTGGGAACAAACTTGGGGTTCCAATATTCCGGGTATCACAATGACATCAGACGGAACTATATCAGGAACACCAATGCAAACAGGCGGCTATAATTGGGGTGTTCAAGTGACCGATAGCAACGGAAAAACACTGTCCAAAGATATTTTAATCAGTGTCAGACCTAAAACGTTGAATTTCAAGCAGACTGGAGAACGTTCATTTTTATATGACGGTCAACCGCATACAATCACGGCAGAATGTATTAATGACAGTGATGTTGAATTTGAAATTTATTTCAACGATAACGGCAGTGATGTTTTGAGCATGACAAAATGCGGTTCAAACAGAGGATATGTACGAATTACATCGGCGGATAAGTCGTGTTACAGAATAGGTGAATGTGATTTGTATATGTCAATATCAGCGAATGCTGTTAATGTAACATCAGATAAAGTCCAATCGGTAAAATACGACGGACAGCCACATAGTTTCAATGTTGAATTGTCAAAACAATGTGACGTGAATGTGAAATATAAAACGTATTCTGCGAATGATGATACATTCAATGTGAACGAGGATGAATATACAACGGTTTCACCCACCGAGATTGGGAAATATCGTGTATATATATCGTCATCATCATACGGATATATCATTCGTGACACATATGCAGGATACAATAAATATTTCGGCATTTTGAATATTACGGAGGGGTAGCATGAGCAGGTATTTTAAATTTGTATGGGCTGGCATGTTTCTATGCCCTGCATCAATATATTGGGTGATGTTGGGATTGGTTATCATTATTTTTGCAATAGGATTAATTACAAATAGAATGGTTGATGATCCGTATGGCGAAGCAGAGCAACAGTATAAAATCACTGTCGGTTATATTATTGAAAACGGTAAATCAGTACCGTATAAAATATTTTATACGGACGAGCAAACCAACAAACGCACAGAAATTCCGTCTAAAAATGTGACAATTCAGCATATTAGCGATAGCATTTATGAAATTTATGTCCGTATCAAACGACAGGACGGTGACGGCTATGATTATGCCATAGCGAAATTGAAAAAAATTTCGGATACTGAATATAGAACAGTCAAAGTTGAAGTCGGAAGGGAAGTGATATAATGCGTAAAGGCAGTACAATAGCGGCAGTTGTAAGTAGCATATTCCCGACAGTATTATTTATATTATTGGGATTGAAAGCTGACTGCACTGCAGTGTATTTCATTGGTTGCATTGCATTTTCAATTATTGATTTTATCAATATGTCTGCGGTTTGTGCCTACAAAGAACGACAGCTGAAATACAAAAACAGTGAGGTGCGGAAGAAATGCAAAAAATCATAAATAGACTGAAAAAAATGGGGTTATCGGCTACACAGATAATATTTAATCTGGTTACATCGGGATTGATATGCTGTACTACAGTATCAGGACATAGTATGATGCCGACAGTGCATGACGGTGACAGGTTGCTGTATAATCCGTTTTTCAAAAATGTTGAACGTGGTGATGTTGTAGTTATTTCGCATGGCGGTGATATGTTGATTAAACGTGTTATTGCTATTGGCGGTGACCATTTGACGATTAGCACATATGGCAGTGTAGCAATAAATGGCGAATGGCAGAACGAAACATACATAAATCCGCAGGAACAATCAGGCGAAAGCATTGATATTATAATCCCTAATGGTGAATTATGGATTATGGGTGATAATCGTGGACATAGTACAGACAGTCGCAATTTTGGAACGGTGGAACTGGGTGACGTTTTGGGTGTAGTAATTTTGAAAAAACATAAAGATTTGGAGGATTAGATTATGGATAAGATTTTTGTTAAGATTAATTTGTTATGGGCGACAGTGTTGACGTTTTTAACGTCTGCGTTCGGAGCATACTGGTACATATTTGCGGCTTTTATGGTGCTGAATGTGGTTGACTTCTTCACCGGAGTTGAAAAGGCGAAATATTCAAACACAGAAAATAGCAATAAAGGTGCAAAAGGGGTTATAAAGAAATTAGGTTATTGGATTGTAATATTTATAGCCTTTTTCATGTCATACACTTTCAAAGATATAGGCAATATTATTGGTATTGATTTAGGAATATCCGCATTTATAGGTTGGTTTGTATTGGCTACATTTATAATCAATGAAATACGTTCAATAATTGAAAATCTGATAGAAATAGGCGTAGATGTTCCGAGGTTTTTAACAAAAGGTTTGGAAGTGGCAAGTAAAAAGCTTGATGATATGACAGATGAGGGGGATAAGAATGAGGACAATAAATGATGGTTTCCCAATCAAACAGTTCAAGGGTATTGACATTGATACGTCAATACAGTCATCATCGGCAAACTATTACACATACAGTAGCCGTGTAGTGAAATTCATTGTAATTCATTACACAGGAAATGCAAAGGACACCGCAAAAGCAAATGCAACATATTTTCATAATGGTTCACGAGGTGCATCGGCACATTTGTTTACTGATGATGATAGTTGTTATCAATCAGTCGCATTGAATAATGCCGCATGGGCGGTGGGCGGCACAAAGGTATATAAGCATGCCGAATGCCGCAACATAAACAGCATATCCATTGAAATGTGTTGTAGTGGTAATTCTATTGTGTCAGAAAAAACAATCAACAATACCGCCTATTTATGTGCTGAATTGTGTAAATACATAGGTATTACGGCAGATACCGTTGATATATTTGTTTTGCGCCACTATGACGTGTGGGACAAACAGTGTCCGGCACAGTGGGCAACTGAGAACAGTGCCGGTTGGACGACATTCAAAGAAAAGGTTAAGGCGATTTTAAGAAATGAGGAGGGACTGACAATGGAGCAGTACAATGAACTAAAATCATTAATAGAAAAACAGGCGGCGGCTATTTCAGCGCTCCAAGCAGAGAATAAGGAATTGAAAGCCGTAGTGCAAAGTACAATGGTGTATGACTATAACGATGGCAACATGCCATCGTGGGCAAGAACGGCAGTACAAGCCGCGCAAGATTACGGCGCATTGGTCGGTGACGAGCAAGGGAGATTGGGACTATCTTATAAGGACCTACGAACAATTTGCAGGGAGTACAGATGTGGCATGTATGATAGATAGAATAAAAAAAGTGGCTTTTAGCCACTTTTTTATTAATCTTCAATTTCAAAGTTTATGAATCTTTCGATTTCGATTTCGTCATCATCGGTTACAACGATTTCATCATCAATAACTTCAGCGTTTAGGTTGTTGTTTCTGATTTGTTCAATTAGAAAATCTTTGTATAGTTCGATTGCTTCTGCTTCGCTTTCAGCAGTTACATAATCACCTGCGTAATTATCACGACTTGCTTCTACTACGTTACCGTTTTTGTACATTTCGTTTGTTACCTTAAATTTTTTCATTGTTTTGTCCTCCTAAAAATTATTATCTCTGTTTCTTTTTTTTTGAGGTTTCCCTCATTTCTTGATTTTATTATACCACGAAAAAGTGTGGTTGTCAAGCTTTTTTAAGAAAAAAATTGAAAAAAATCAAAAAAATATAAAAAGACACCAGAGGTTAATCCTCTGGTGTCTTTTCATCATATAGTTCTTCCAAAGTTACACCTAATATCTGTGCAAATTTGTATGCGGTTGAAATTTTACAGTCACCACGCTTTTCAATGTCTTCGATAGTTCGGCGATGTATGCCTGTCAATTCCGAAAACTTTGGAACGCTATAACCTTTTTGTAGCCGTATGGCTTTTAAATTTAACATATAATCCACCTCTAAAAAAATGATTTTACAAGGTAGTACAAAAAGAAACATAGTCCTAAAATATAAAATACTTTTAGGGCAATTTTTAAATATAATTTTTTCATATTGCACTATTGAAAGACTTGTGATATAATTAAATCAGAGAGGGGGAAACCCCCCATCTCTATGTAATAATGTCGATCAGAATTTTCAACCAGCCAACAATGGAAATCAATCTGATCAAGAGCTTTTCGACTACCGTAAGGAGTTTGAAAAGCTTTTTTATTTTTTCGCCTTCGTCTTTCAACGGACCTCACCTCACTTTCTATATTTATTATACCACGAAAAAGTGTGGTTGTCAAGCGTTTTTGAGAAAAAAATTAAAAAAATAGCTGATTTTATCAGCTATTTTAGTTGGGGCAATATTCTATTTCGGCATTTACAGGAGTGGGTCGTCCGACAGAAGTTGAGGGCCTTGCAACTTTTGATAAAAAAGTTATACTTTTCGGTTCGGAAGGTAATGCAAAAGTGTTTGAGTCGAAATATAAAGAGGACGCTTTTGACCCACAGCTTTGGAGAAAAACAAATATGCCGCATGCAGTAGTAGAGGTGGTAGACCCGATAACATTGGGTGCAAAACTTGTTGATGTACGTGACAGAAAATCTTGTTGCTGTGATGATGATTTCGATTTGGCGTCTGTGCCTGCGTCGGTTTGCAGAGTGTTTGACGATCAGTTCGTAACAGGCAATGAGGCAAAACGTGTGTTCGTATCTTTGGGTATTTTCTCCATAATTAAAATCGAACGCCACGTTCAACTTCTTATCCCGTCATATGACTTCTGTATCCCTCAAAAAGAATGTGTAGGGGCAACAGCCCCCACCCCAAATAGACCATCTTTTTTTGTCGTAAAATCTTTATTTCCTTTATAGTATCATATAACAAATTTAAAATCAATATTTATTGACGTAAAATTGATATTCTTTATAAAAACATATTTCGCTGCACCAACGATACCCATAGTATCCATCAGTCATAAATATATTGTAATCAGCACCAAACCGTTCTATTGAATGTATCAACCATATTACAATACTCAACTATATGCTCTTTGTACATTTCTCCACTCATATAATAATATCTTATCATTCTTGATATTTCGATATAAATATCGTGTACTTCTCATATTCCAATTTTCACGGACTGACCGTACAGTCACAATATCTATTGGTTTATAGAATGCTGTTTCAAAGTCATTATACATTGCTCCGGCTGCCCAAGGAATCCCTTTATATGAATCTATATATAAATCAATATCGCTTTCCGCTGTGGCTTATCCTCGTGCATATGACCCCAATAACGATACTCTTATCAACTTATATTTTTCTGCGATAGGTTGAACTTTTTCGCAAATTTCATCAATAGTATATATCTTATTTGTCATCATAAACGCCTCGCTTTGCATAAGTTCTATTGTCTATTATAATACACTATGCAAAAAAATGTAAATCTTGATTTTTTGCATATGCACTCATTCGTTTTGTACATTCAGTAAATGTATATTTCAACTGAAGCTTCTTCTTATTTCTATCGGAATAACAACATGTCCGAGTTCATCAATTTTTCTTGCTACTCCTATCGCTTTCATTGCTTTTTACCCTACCTTTCATAAATTCCGAATCATCATATCCATGCTCCATAAGAGATTGAATATAACGGTCGTTTCATTATAAGGTGACATTTTTAGTGAATTTGTAATTAACAGTATGA